TCATTTTTCATTTTTTTTAAACTCCAAAGGATTTAATTTAACCGCCTCTTCTAGATGATCGGGAGCAAAATGAGAGTACCTCATTGTCATTTTTATGTCGGTATGTCCTAATATGCGTTGTAGAACAAGTATATTTCCTCCGTTCATCATAAAATGTGATGCAAAAGTGTGTCGCAATACATGAGATAGCTGCCCTATAGGTAAATCTAAATCAGCGCGTTCTACAGCTTTTCGAAATGCAGAATAGCATGGATTGAATAAACGTCCTGCTTTTTCCGGTTTCGGAAGTAGTTCATAGAATTTATTACTAATAGGCACAGTTCTGTTTCTATTGCTTTTTGTTTTAAAAAAACTGATTTTAAGATTTTTAATTTGTTTTGTTGTTAAAGATTCAGCTTCATCCCAGCGCGCACCCGTAACAAGGCAAGTATGTGCAACCCAGTATGTACTTTCATTCCGGCTTTTTTTACATTCATCTAGCAAACGCTTGATTTCATCATCTTCCAGATAAGATAGTTCCGCTTCTTCTGATTTAAACGGTCTGAGATCGGAAAGGGGGTTATCAAGCTTCCAGTGACCTAGGCGTTTTAACTCGTTAAAAACAGCACGGAAATAAGCTAACTCTAAGTTCATTGTACGAGGGGAAACTTGTGTCACGCGAGTTGTTCGCACTATCTCACCTGTGAGCCGTTTCTTCCTGTATGATGAAAACATAGTTGAAGTAAACTCACGGGCGTTAGGTTCACCCATACTTTTACATGCAAATTCCATTGCTCCTTTCCGCTTTAATCCATCATCCAGAGTAACACCATGTTCATCGTACCATTGATTAACTAAATCTCGTAATTTGCGGCGATCCTCTTTACCATTGAGCCAAGGTTTCACATGGATGTTTTCCATAACGTGATTTTCATAGGCTATTGCTTCCCCTTTAGTGGGGAATGTTTTGCGTATACGTTTTGATGGTTTACCTTTTGGTTTACCTTCAGGGTAGAAATCAAGTAACCATTTACCGTCTGGCTGTTTTTTAATACTCACTTTAATTGAACTTCTTGTTAAAATTATTCTTGATTCTTTCTTGTATATCTCTTAATTCAGGAAGAGTGATTCCAATTTTATCAGGAGAGTATTTTCTATCATCCGTACAGGCCTGCCTTAATTCTGAAACTAATACGTCCGCAGAGGTTTGTTTATTATCCAAAATAACTATGGATCTACAAATGAACCTTACATTCAATACCATGTTGATTAATTTGTGATACGAAACCGTTTTTTCATGATCGGGGTGCTCGGTAGTCACCAATGGAAGCATTTCATTATAAATATCATCAAGACTTTTATATAGAGATTCAATCAATCTATTCAACTCGCTGTTTTGGGCATGCCTTGATGTATTGCGACTAGCAAGTTGAGAAGATATTACCCATCCTCCGACTGTGACCAAAAGAGAAATAAAGGGTACCCATTTAAAAAAATCAATTGAAGTTTGATCAGCCATTTTTTCTACTCATCAATGCTTCATCAATATATTTTTTAACCTCCACAATAATAGAGGGGTCATCCTCACATTTGAGGTTGTTTTTTAGTCGCTGCATTTTTTCATCAGAAATGCCTTTTCGAACCAATCCACCAAAAGCTTCTTCTAAAAAAGATGAGCCGTAGCCGTATACTCCATCAAAATCAACAAAGATATCATCATCTTGCAAAGCTGGAAGTAGTACTAAATCTCGGAATTCTTCCCCACTGTAATCGCCAAGTCTGATATATCTTGGTCCTGGATACTTTGAAAAATGATGTACTTGTATGTTTTTCATGATTTTTGTCCTTGGAGTGGTAGATCAATACTGCATTCTACAATGGTTCCGTTGATTGATAGTTTGTGATCGAACCATGTTTCTGGCTTTGCTTTACCTCTGTTAGTGTAAGAGTAAGATCCCCGGTTTGAATAGACGGATAGTTTAGCATTGGGAATTTTCTCTATGATTGATTGCAAATCCGGTCCACCTTTACCTCTATAATCGAGCTTAGTTGCTGATTTTTTTAGCTGTAATGAAGCTCTTATGAAGTCTGAGTCAGATTTTAGAGCATGACCGATGAGATCAACAATGTTTGTAAAGAAAGTTTTACTTTGTGTTTTTGGCATGGTTTTGGAGATGCCTAAGCCTAAATCACATACTAATGTAATCAATTTGTTGTTCAAAATAGTTGCGAAACACCACCATTTTATTGCAGGCTGCTCCTTAAGGTAAAGGTCTGATCTGTAAGCATGTTCTACTGAGTTTGACATAGCCTCTACTAGAGGTCTGTATAAAGCTTTGTGGTCTTGCCCTGTTGTCAGAGTTACTTTCTCTAACAGTTCTCCAACCTTGGCGCTTGCTACTTGAGAGCCTCTTGTTGCTTCCCAACAATCCACTAGTGGCAATTGGCGCATTTCACGCTTTTGTTTGCCTAAGGCTGTATAAATTCCGATTTTATTCATAACGCTATCTACAATTGGATAGCGGTTATTATCATTGTCATTAAGCCGTGTAGCAGGCGGTCTAGTAATGCTATATTTAACGAAAGGTGATTCTGCACGCAGACGCTCCAGATTAGCTAAAAGCCATAAACCACCAGAGGAAGTTATAACTCTTGTCTCACGGAAGCATAAATGTACTTGAGCAACTTTTTGCGCAGTTCCTTTTTTAGCTTCGGCTTTTATATTGTCAACGAATTGAACCATCAAATCATGGTTTTGAAGCTTCGATAGATCTAAAAAAACTGGAGCTATTATCTTATGCGCTTTACGCCTAGAAATATTACCGTTTCGGTTTTTTTTGATAATACTATTTTTATTATATTTCGAGATGGCTTTTCTAAAGCCACGTTTTTTTGCAGCCCTGATAATTGCCGGATAATTCCTTTTTTCTAGCAGTTTCATATCTAGTGCTCCATTATGAAAATATTATTGTCATAACAACTTTGCCCAGAACATCGATATCATCAATATCGCAATCAAATGCCATACCAATACCGCTGACACGTACTTTTTTAATGGGAATGCGTGTGAGCGTTCTAATACTTATTTTACCTTCTATATTGACCAGCCATTCGCCGTCGAAAACTTCATTAAAATAACGGTCGAGAATATACTGTGCCTTGTCATCCTGTACGCAAACAGGATTAGTGGGCAATGGGATTCCTGCGCGAAAAAGAACCTTATCAAACATGACATTACCGGAATCATAAAGCTGTCCATCTACTAATTTTTTGCTGGAAAACTTCATGATGTCCAATTCATCATCATTAAACTTTTTGCCTTTTCCGGTTGCTAACCATTCCAGATTTACCCCTGTTTCAGCGATGCATTTCACAACAATGTCTGCTGGAAAAACTCCACGTTTATAGCGAGAGGAAAGGGAGCTAGCTGCCATCTCAAGATGCTCTGCGAGCTGTAGCTTCTGCGTGAAGCCATACGCCTCAATAACCCGATCTAGGACTGGGGTACTGTCTACGTCTAAATTGATTTTGAATGTTCCCATGATAAATCCATATTCGCTATTCGAGAATCTGGCGTTGACAGTTCTCGAATAGCGAATTAGTCTAGCTCCGAAAGTTGTTGAATTTCGAATATTGATGAGCGTTGACGCGCTCAACTCAACACAGGAGTTTGCCGTATGCGTCCCAACATTACAATCACCATTCCAACCCCTTACCTTCCTATCGACGAATACTGCCGCATCACAGGAACCCCTATGGGTACTGCTCGTGACATGATTCGTGATGGCAGGCTACCAATTAGAGGAAAAGGTGATAAACCTCGCGCCCGCGTTGAAATCAACATGGCTGCACTCACTGTACAAGCATTAAGTGAGTGCAATATTTCGCTTAACGCGTAGTCAATCGTACGGATTCGGGAAACGCAAACAATGTTTGATTACCAGACTTCTAAACATGCTCACTTTGATGCAGCTTGCCGAGCATTTGCGCTGACACATAATCTGGAAGATGTGGCCGCTGCCGTTGGTATGCGCCCACAATTACTGCGTAACAAGCTTAATCCATTGCAATCGCACCGTCTGACCTGTGAAGACCTGTTGGCCATCACTGATAGTACAGAGGATGGACGTTTGCTTGATGGGCTGCTCGCACAGATTAACTGCCTTCCGTCTGTTCCAGTCAACAACGCAACAGAAGCCAATATGCAGTTTTGCGCGCTTAGTGCGACTGCATGCGTGGGCGCTATTGCTGGGGAAGCGGTATCAACAGATCACATGACAGCTGCCCGCCGCACTCAAATTCTTGATCGTGCTCGCGATGCAATCCGTAGCCTTTCTGTTTTGGCTTATACCGTTGAAAGCCGTATTTCCTCAATGCCTGTGCTGGCTGCCGCCGTCGATATCGTGACGACAAATGCCACCGGGCTGATGTGAGGTGTGCCCATGAAAGATATAGCTTCCATGCTTAAGCGCCAGTCGCCGACGCCGCAGCTTCCCAGCTATGGAAATGGCTGGATTGAACTGCCAAACGGCAAGCGCTGGAACCCGTCGCATATTCACAAATTCAATACATGCCCGCTTTCTATGTGGGAGCGTTTCATCAAATTTATCGGAGGTATCCATGCCTTCTAATCTTGAGCGCATCCAGGAATTACGCGAACAGCTGTTTCCTGGTCATTCGGAGGCGGCTAAATACTGGGACTCGCTTAAACCTGAGTGGCGGGGATTAGTCCTTCATGCTGCATCACTACACGGTGCCGAGGCGTTGAGTTCAGGCTTGGCTGAATGTAACTGGTGTGAGCTTTACGCGCGTCTGGATCATCGCCGAATGTTGCAGCTACGTGCCGGTATTCAGCATGCACTCAACTTTTTTGCAGGTTTCGGTTCGCTGAGGAAACAGGACTTTTCCCCGCGAACTGCCCGACGCATTACTAATAAGACCTGCACATCACAGCAATCCGCTGCCGTACTTCCCGCAAGTACTGCAAATCTGATAGCCGGGCGCAACCAGCTGCGTCAGCGATAAACCCAGGACTTCCGCTATGACAATAATTTCTGTAGACAAAACCACACTTGCCACCGAGCTAAACGCCTGGCTGGTGCCAATGAATTACGCTCTGATGTTTATCAGCAAAAATACTGATAAAGCCGGGCGCGTTTCGCTGCATCCGTTCTTCTTCAACGATACGGAGCACCTGACAAATCAAAGGCACTGGCTGGCCATTAATGCAGCTATGTGGTGCACCGTTTACCGGGAAGCCGAAATAAAAGAAAGCCAGATTGAGGCGCTGGCCAGCCTACGGGCTTTGTTCTACACCGCCGGCGCGCTTGGGCAGGGAGAGATTAAGGCTTTGATTCAGGAATGGTGGCGTCAGACTTACCCACTACATAAAGTCCCGGCACCAAATCATACAGCTGTAGTTAAAACCCCCGCTTTTCACTAATTAACCTTGGATTTTTTCGGCCATTACTTCATTGGCCGGGGATTCTTTTGCCCTGGAGAAACGAACATGCCGACCATTATCAAGCCAAAGCCAGAAAAACAGAGTGATTCAGCCGCCGGGCTGGCGCTGGCTTTGATGCTTCAGAAAGCCACGCGAGAGGGTAAATCAGCTGCCGCAGATCTGTGTTCCATCCGCCTCGATAAGCTGGCCAACCATGCGGTAAATGAAGGCTTATCTGCTTTGGAAATTATAGAGCTCATCCGTGAAGAGTCTGTGGCCATTTGCAGTAAAGGCGGTGCGGCATGGCAGTAACAACCCCGCTTAATTCCATTTTGAAGTTTTGCCCATGACACTTGGTACTCATGGCCAACATCACGCCGTTGAAGCCTGGCGGCGTGAAACCTTCGCGCCTAGCATGCCAGCAGATGCGACGATAACAGAGCGCCGTTTATGGACTGTGAACCCACAGGACTATGAATGGCGCTCCCAGTACCTGCATGAAATACCCGACTGGCTGGCCGGGTATTTCGGCCACCGCTACGAAAAGCTTTATAACGGCGTTGATGGTCGTCGCCGTGCCAATACATTCCTGCGTAAAACTATTGCCGGGAATGTATTGCCACGCCTGCGCAAAGTCATGTCCCGGTATGCATTAACGGGCGACGTTGACGATCTCCCCTTTGGTAAGGCGCTTAATCGCCTGCCATCCCTTGACCGTTCCGAACTTAAAAAGCTGGCCGGGCGCGTTGCTGCCTGGCTGACCAAGGCATTCTGTGATTTTACAGACACCCTTAATGGAGAGACGCGAGACGAAAATGAGCTGGCCAGGCGCGCGGGGCTGGCCTTTGTCCATATGGGTGAACTGGTACAGCAGATTAATTTCACCGCGCCCTACTGGGGGGCGTTTATTGCTGACAAGCTGACTGAGCGGCAGGCGCATTCTGGCATTTTGCGTATGATGGCGCCTGACTGGTGGTATCTGCGTCTTAAACGAGCCCGCGATCTCCAGCGTGAACATCTGGCTATTGCCGTGGGGCAGGTACAAAAAGCCTCTAGCGCATACGTGTCACGCAAAACCCTGGGCGAATGGGTAGAGCAGAAAAAACGGAATACTGAGTTTTTTAAAAAGTTCGACCTCATTAACGAAGACGGCGATCGCGTTGCTCTTGGCGATATGGTTTACGGCAGCGTGGCCAATCCTGCGATCCGTCGCTGTGAACTGATGGTTCGCATGCGAGGATTTGAGGATATCGCAAACGAAGAGGGGCTGGCCGGGGAGTTCTATACCATCACCGCGCCGTCACGCTTCCACGCCGTACACAGCAAAGGTGGCTTTGTCAGCCAGTGGAACGGATGCAGCCCACAGGACACGCAACGTTATCTCTGCCGTGTGTGGGCTAAGTGCCGTGCAGCTATTTCGCGCGCCGATATAAAGGTTTTTGGCTTTCGTGTGGTTGAGCCTCATCACGATGGAACTCCCCATTGGCACATGCTGTTATTCATGTCCCCGCAAGATGTTGCCGCTGTTCGCGACATTCTTTGCTATTACGCCCGTATAGCGGATTCAGAAGAACTTCAGTCACCCCACGCGCTTAAGGCGCGTTTTCATGTTGAGCCTATCGATCCGGAAAAAGGTTCCGCCACCGGCTATATCGCTAAATACATCTCCAAAAATATTGACGGTTTTGCGCTTGATGGTGAGACAGACGAGGAAACCGGGGAAAGCCTGCGGGATATGTCCAAAGCGGTTACGGCATGGGCGTCCCGGTGGCGCATACGTCAGTTTCAGCAGATTGGCGGCGCGCCGGTGACGGTCTGGCGCGAGCTGCGCCGTTTGCGGGATCAGCGGCTGACTGATAGCCGCATGGATGCCGTTTTAGCAGCGGCAGATGTGGGCGACTGGGCTGCGTATACGCAATTGCAGGGCGGCGCACTGGTAAAGCGCTGTGATCTGGTCGTGCGCCTCGCTTATGAAATCACAGAGCAGGGGAATGAGTACGCAGAAGATGTGCAGCGTGTTCAGGGGGTTTACTCACCTCTTATTCCTGACTCTGAAGTTTGCACACGTCTCGTCAAATGGCAGAAGGTCGCGAAGTTGGCCGAAGCGCCAGCGGAGGCAGGGTTTTCTGGCGGCAGCGCCGCCCCTTGGAGTTCTGTCAATAACTGTACTGAGGGTAGAGCGCTCAGACGATTAAAACTGGATCTGCATAGCCGTGGTTTTAACGGTGATGATGGAGAAATCGACATTTTGATGCGGGGGAGTGGGCTGGTATATGGTCGAAATTCTTTGATTTATCGAAATGGACAGCTCCAGGAAAAAAGAAGAATGCCGGAAGATGAAATATGGCCGGGCTGGTCATGATGTTTGTAACCTAAGGAAATTTATAGATATATGACTTGGTTGAGTAAAAAAGATGTTTCTAAAATTATGTCAAAATGATACTGTGTTTATATACAGTATTTTCTATCGAAGGGGGATCTCGGTGGAGTTGTTGGAAGTCACTAAAAAGCTGGAATGCATTGAGTTAGTTGCGAAAGTCGCTCATCTGGAAGGTGTTACTGATAGGCAGCAGGCTGTTGCTTTGCTCTTAATTGGTGAGTGGGCAGAAGAGGTTAACGCTGGGATAAAAAACCATATGAAAAAGCCCCTCAGCGGGGGCTCCTTAGATAGAACCAGTTTTCAGTAAATCTAGCGTCATCTGTTTTTGCTGAGGTGAAAGGTTGCTGATCAGCTGTTGTAACATCGCATCACCGGTTTTAGCGCTGGGGCTAAGCGTGTGGGAGAACGTCAGATTCATAACAAACGTATGCCCACACTCCACATCGCTACATGCACAGTAAATATCCGCTATTTCGCGATGTTTGCGGTTAGTTTTCTTTATAATCGCCGCAGCGTCGCAATCCGGGCATTTAATTTTTAGTACGCGCATTTTCCATGCTCCAGACATTTTGGGATGCCTGGATTTTAACCTTTTTTCACTCATGCCGCACCGTCTGTTTGTTGTGGGAAGTCAAAGTTAAGGTGCAGATATTCCGGGATTTCCCGGTCGGCGCTGATGGCCTCCATAAAGCGGCGCTGGAGGGGCAGCACTTCGCTTTTTTTGTAAATTCGCTCGGCCTTCTCCGGGTCGCCCAGTCCGGCAGCATTCTGTGCGATTTGCCCGGCCAGGCCTGCCGGGAAGCGGTGCGCATTCAGCACATCCTGAGCACTGATGTTTTTCACGCTGGCAAACTCATCATTGGCAGAAATGTCGCCCATCTGAATAAACTGCACCCCGTCTTTTTGCCCGTTCGGGATATTCACCAGAATAGTGGAGAAGTTACCGATCCCTTTGCTGTCACGCAGCTGGCGTTCAATCTCTTCCTCAAGTTCGTCGGTCATGCTGGGGTCGGAGGTGTATAAGATGCCGCCTGTATGAGCGCCGTTGTGGTAATAACGGCGGCGGAAAATCACCGCCTCACTGTTAAGCAGCGCGGAGTGGATGCCGCCGATGTAGTCCGGCAGGCCGTAGATGTGTTGCTGCGGGTCATACATACGCAGAAAAACCACGTCTTCCGGCGGATAAATCAGCGGCTCACCCTGTTGCAGCACAGCAAACTCCCCCGTTTTACGACGACGCGTATACAACCCCGGCAAGGGTGCCAGGGCGATTACGTCACCCCAGCCATTGCGAATTTTTACGATCCCCACATCCCCGAAGGTAATAAAATCAAACACCGCGGCTTCAAGGTCATCACGGGATAACCCGCCGCCGATATAGTCAGCCAGCACCATGTTTTTGCGTGAGTGGATGATGCCGCCGTGCTGGCCATTCAGGTTAATCAGCTGCGCCAGCGCCAGCCTGTCAATCGGCAGCGTAAAGTGGTTGGCCTCGTTGTCATACCATACGTCGCAGTAATCCGTGCCGGTGGTCAGTACCGGTTCGGGCTTGCCGAAACGCAGGATACTCATCTTTCTGGCTGGCGCGTTTTTACCTTTACCGCGCGCGGCGGTGTATTTCTTCTTTTTCATGCTGCCTCTTTCCTGATCCGCCAGCGACTCCGCGGTTTGTTCTCGTAGTTAAGGGGTTCGTTATGCAGTGCATGGGCTATCGCCCAGAAGGATTCCGCATGGCCGGTGTCCTGGCTGCGGTCTGCAACAAATGTCATTGCGCCACCGCTTTGCGTGGTGGTGCGGCGTATGGCCATAAAGCTGGCCGGGATCTCTTTCATGTCTTTATCCCACTCGATACGCTGGCTCTCCACCACATCAGCGGCTTTCAAGACCAGCTGGTCTTTGGTGTGACGGTCATAGCGGATAGCCACCGCCACACGCAGGGCAAAATGCTGAATATTTTCATAAACGCCCTGGCCGATGCCGGTCACGTCGATGCCCAGATAGGTGAAGTTGTATTTGTGAAACAGCTCCTCGATCTGCTTTGCCTGCCAGCGAAAATTCATCCCCTTCCAGTTAAAGACGCGCAGCACCCGGTATCGCTCTGCGGCATACTCAGGCGGGGCGACAATCACAAAGCAGCTCAAATCACCGCTGCGGGCAGGGTCGAAACCGCCCCAAACAGGGCGCTCGCCAAATGGTCGCGCTTTTCTGATGTCGTGATCCTGCCAGGTGTCCGTTTCTACGCCGCAGGCCTCCAGATCAGAAAACCGGAAAACGCTGTCTTTGCTGTCCACGAACACGCACATATAAAGCATGGAAAAGGTGGCGTCGTTGTAGCGGTTGCGCAGTTTCTCGATGCTGGCGAGGTTAAAGCCGCCCGCGATCGCATCTTCCATCGTGATGATGTAGCGCCACTGACCATCCGGGCAAAGACGGCCACCGTTGCGCATATCGTCAAAGGACGGAAAGACTGCCGCCGCGCGCTTTTTACTGCCCTGTTTCCATTCCTCGCCCGTCCAGAACGGATAGGCCTGGTGGGTTTTGGCCGATGGCGTTGAAAAGTAGGTGGTGCGCCACTTGTCATGCGTGGCCATCGCGCTGGCCACTTCGTTCAGCCTGGCGAAGTTGGGCACCCAGAAATATTCGTCACAGTACAGGTGCCCGCTGTATGACTGAGCAGTGTTTTTGTTCGTTGAGAGAAAACGCAGCTCTGCGCCATTACTTAGGCGAATCGGGTTGCCGGTGAGCGTTATCCCGAAATACTGCTCGGCGATGTTTACGATGTAGGAGCGGAACACCTCGGCCTGCGCTTTGGATGCGGACAAGAAAATTTGCGGATCGCCGGTCATTACCGCATTTTCAAAAGCCTCATAAGCAAAATACCAGGTCGCCCCGATCTGGCGGCTTTTGAGGATGTTCCTCACCTGCTGACCGATGTTAAGCCGCAGGTGCTTCTGGTATTCAAATAGGTGCTCATCTGCCCAGGCATCAAAATCGTCCTGCGTCAGGGATGAAACATCATTCTTTTTATATTTGCGTTTTTTGCGCGGCTCTCCGTCGCTGTCCTCCGGGGCGTTGTCGCGTGTCACTCCCCGGTTTTCGGCCAGCTTCTCTTTATGCTTGTTGTTCTGCGCCCGCAGTTTGGTGGCATGCGCGATCAGCATGTCCATTTCTTTTAGTTCGGTGTCGCTTTTACCGTCGCGCGCAGCAAGCAGCTGGTAGCGGCGTTCAATCGCTTCCTCTGTGCTTTCGTGGCTCAGTAAGTCAGCCCAGCTGTGTTTTTCTGCCCAGTAGTAAACGATCCGCGCATTCGGCAGATTTAATTCGGATGCAATTTCTTTTGGCGTGGCGCGACGCAAATATAATGCACGGGCAACGCCTTTTAATTCTTCTGAGTATTTAGCCATAGACTTAATTATGCCGCGCCTGAATATAAAAAACGGCGGGTATTATTCGTAACTATTCCACTAAGGGCGGTTATCCGAACTCATAAGAATTAAGTGAGGTGAAGGGATTTATTTATTTCGTAATAATCGCCCTGCAATATCAGCGAGGCGAGAGGAAATAATGTCTCAACTGTTAACAGACTGGCTGTGTATTGCCACCGAAGGAGATACGGTTGACGGACGCCAGATTTATCGCGACTGGATTATTGATATGGGGGAAACCTATGACTTTAACCATTACAGCGCGAGACTCTGGCCAGAGCATGAGCGTGGCTGGGGGACATTCGGGGAAGTACGGGAAGTAATGTGGCAGGACGGAAATGATGGTCTTGCCCGGCTTTATGCAAAAATCAGCCCTGCCATGAACCTTATTCACGCTAATCGCGAAGACCAGCTGGTTTATTTCTCCATTGAACCCGAAGAGGACTGGCGCGGCACCGGGCGTACCTATCTCAAAGGGCTGGCGGTCACTGACTCACCCGCCAGCGTGGGCACTACACGATTACGCTTCTCTGAGCGTAATAAAAATGAATCGGGTTACTACGCGTTTTCAGTAACCACCAACGGAAAGATTAATAAGGCGGTAAATATGAAGCCACAATGGCAAAAATTATTTGGTATCAAGCCACATTTTGAAGAAGAGCCGCAGGAAGAAGTACCGGCCGGCGACGATAAATTGCAGGCGCTTGCAGAAGCTGTTAACGCACTGGAAACGCGTGTTACAGCGATTGAAGAAAAACTGAATTCCACCGTGGAGGATGTTGATCAAATTGCTGAGGCTGTGGATACGCAGGAGTTTTCAACGCTGCTGGCGAACATTAAAGACGTGGTGAAAAATTTCAGCAAACTGGATAAACGCGTGACCGATCTGCCGCGCCGTCAGTTCGGCGATAAAAAAGACAAGCGCTTTAAATTTATCTGATCACCGTTTTCGCTAAAAGTCATTCGACTTTATTTAATAAATCGCGTCAACGCGAGGGAACCGTATGCAATTAAATAACCGTGCGCTGGATTATATTGATGCCTTTTCTGCCGGTCTGGCAGAACACTATGGCGTCACCAATCCATCCCGCGCATTCAAATTAACCGATCCGCAGGAAACAACCCTGCGCGCTGCGCTGCTGGAGTCTGTTGAATTCCTGAGCATGATCACCGTCGCCGATGTTGATCAGCTGAGCGGCCAGGTCGTGTCTGTGGGGGCGTCTGCGCTTCATACCGGGCGCAAGGCTGAAGGTCGTTTTACCAAACGCGTTGGCGTTGACGGTAATGACTACAAACTGGTTGAAACGGACTCCTGCGCCGCGCTGCGCTGGGATTTGCTTTCCATGTGGGCAAACGCCGGCAGTGAAGGCGAGTTCTTCCAGATGGTTCAGACGTTCTCTAATCAGGCGTTTGCGCTGGATATGCTGCGTATCGGCTTTAACGGCAAGTCCGTCGCGGTGGACACCGACCCGGAGAAAAACCCGAACGGTGAGGACGTGAATATCGGCTGGCATGCCCGTATGAAAACCTTCAACGACGGCTTCCAGATCATGGACACGCCGATCACCCTGGACGACAAAGGTGATTACCGGTCGCTGGATGCCATGGCCTCTGATCTCATCAACGCCAAGATTCCGGCGCAGTTCCGCACCGATCCGCGTCTGGTCGTGCTAGTTGGCGCTGACCTTGTGGCCGCTGAGCAGTACCGGCTTTACCAGGCTGCTGACCGACCCACGGAGAAAATCGCCGCACAGTTGCTGGGCAGCACCATCGCAGGCCGTCCGGCGATCATCCCGCCGTTTATGCCGGGTAAGCGCATGGTGGTAACGCCGCTGAGCAACCTGCATATCTACACCCAGCGCGGCACCCGCCAGCGTAAGGCGGAGTTTGTTGAAGACCGCAAGCAGTATGAAAACAAATACCTGCGCAACGAAGGCTATGCCGTCGAAGTGCCGGAGCTGTACGCGGCGATCGACGAAGAGGCTGTGACCATCGGCAAAGTGACCGAACCGGCTGAGGGCTGATAAATGGCGCTTTCACCCGCACAGCGACACAGCCAGCGCCTCAATGTGGCGCAACAGTTAAAGCAGCGTAAGGCCATCGAGACGATGGAAAGCCTGCATATGCAGATCCAGATGCTGAATCAGGATGTGGCGTATGCGCGCGCGCTGCCGACCATTGCCGATCGCGAGGCGTACAAGCGTGATGAGCTTATTCCTCGCTGGAAACCGACCATTGAAGCCTATCTGAGTGGCGACAGTGCGTATGAAAACCCGGTCCTGGCCTGGTACGTGGTGTGGATGTTTGATGCGGGCGATCTGGACGAGGCCTTGCGCCTGGCCGATATCGCCATCGAACAGCAGCAACCGACCCCGGAGGGCATCAAAAGCCGCTTCCCTGTGTTCGTCGCCGATACGGTGATGGCCTGGGCGGAAGACACGGCCGCAGCGGGTGAAAGTGTGGAGCCCTATTTCTCGCAGGTTTTTGAAAAAGTCACGCAGCACTGGCGGCTGCATGAAGAAATCACCGCCAAATGGTTCAAGTTTGCCGGTCAGATGCTGCTGCGTGATGACAACGGTCAGCCACGCGCCACGGCAGTTGAGGATGTGAAAACGCTGGAAAAAGCCGATGCCCTGCTGGCCAGCGCTGAGCATCTTTACAAGCGCGTGGGCGTTACCACGCTGCGCGCCCAGATTGCCGCACGTATCCGCAGTCTGACAAAAGAATAACAACGACTACCGCAAGCCGGGCGGGCGCGGCGGAGGGCAAAACACAGCGGTGTTATGCGCCTTGGATGCCGGTCAGCCCGCCTTTTTCGGGGGAGCCATGTTTAGCGGAAAGCCGATCGACTATCAGGATGTGGCGTTAACCAATGACGGATTCTGGCCGGATCTGAATCTGGCAGATTTTCAGTCGCAGCGGGCGTTACCGCCTGATATGGACGCCAGCACCCTTGCCAGTGCGTTACTGGCGGCAGTGATGGAAGTGAATGCCGATCTGGCCACGGTGGAGGCAAAACACCGGGCGGCGGGGCATGAAAATGCCGCTGATGTGCCTGGCCCCGTCATGGATGGCCTTAACGGTCTTTGTGCGCAGTACACCAAAGCGGTGTTTGCCAGGGCAAAAGCCGATCTGCTCGGTGAGTTCGCCACGCTCGGGCGGCGTGAAACCCATCCGGGGCAGGAGAGCGAAGAAACCCGCGCCGGGCTGATGGCTGAATCCTCAGTGACTATCCGGCATATGAAAGGCCTGAAACGTGCGGGGGTACGCAAAGTATGAAAACACAGCTGGATTCGCTTACCGCATTTTTTACGCAGAACGTGCCGGAGCGCGCGCGCCGGGGTTTCGACAGCCAGATTGACGGGATGCAGGTTATTTCCGCCGCGCGGGATTTGGGCGCAGGGCAGTACCGCCTTTCCGTGCTGAGGTATACCGCGCTGCTGTCGTGGGAGCGCTTCCCGTTTCGTCTGTTTGCGCCGCAGCTGCTGGTTGCGCTGCTTGAAGTCTGGATGGATGAGCACGCCGCCCCGGTGATGCAAGAGCTGGGGATTGAAAAAACGGAGGCCGACTGGGATGTGACGCTTGAGGATGAGGAGACCGCCACGGTGGTACTGACGCTTCCCCTCGCGGATGAACTGGTTATCAGGCCGGATGCCGGTGGCCTTATCCCGTATCGCGGTGAACGCTGGTCACTGGTTGAGCCGGAGATCTGGACGGCGCTGAGTGCCACGGTTCACGGCATTGATGAAGCGGGCACGCCGGTGGGTGAGTCCTGATGTTTGCGGGCGGGGAGCTAAACCCGGACCAGCTGGCCGGACTGCAAAACGCGCTGGCCAGCCTCGATTTGCCGCCCCGCAAGCGTCAGCGGCTTTTATGGCGCCTGGCGAAATACGGCCTGATTGCTGCCGCAAAACGCAATGTGCGCAATCAACAGTCGCCCGATGGCAACGCATGGGCGGGGCGAAAGACAAAGCGCCGGGGCAAGATGCTGCGCAACCTGCCGAAGCTGCTGCATGTGCGGGAAATGCCGGAAATTGACGCCGTGCGCGTGTATTTGCAGGGCGGTGGCTACCGCAACGGGGCTTCGCCTGTTCCTGCCGGTGTGGTGGGGTACTCGCAGCAATACGGCATGTCCGTGCGGGTAAACCGCAGCGGGCAAAGAAGCCGGGCGGAACCGGGTAAAAAAGCCACCATCGCCCAGGCCAAAAAGCTGCGGGCGCTGGGGTATGCAGTAAAGCGCGGTAAGCGGTGGAAAAAACCGACTTACCGGCAAATCACCGACACCATGACTTACGCACAGGCGGGGGTAATTATCCGCAGGATGAGCGGCAGGGCGGTGAAGACAAGCTGGGTTATCAACGTCCCTGCCCGCGCATTTCTGGGCATGAATGATGATGAATTTAACAAGGCACTGGCGCGACAGCTGCAAGCCATCGGCTTCGGCTGGGATGTGAACGCGCAGGACAGATAAGGGGAAAACATGACCTGGCCAAGTGTGGACGTAAACCAGGTAAACCAGTTGCAGGGCGAAGTGACGGAAGTCGAGCGCTGCGTACTGTTTATCGGCAGGGGTAAAAAGGGCACCGGCAAAACGCAGGCGGTAAACACCCAGACGGATTTTGATGCGTTGCTGGGCAGTGCAGCGAGTCCGCTGAAGAGCTATCTGATGGCGGCACGGGCAAACGCCGGGCAGAACTGGTGGGCATTCGTGCATATGCTGGCCGATGATGCCGAGCCTGATGCCTGGGCAAAAGCCGTTCACGCGGCGCAGCTGGCGTGCTCCGTTGAAGGGGTAGTGCTGTGTGATGCCGTGAGCGACAAAGCCGCGATCAATCTGGCCGCCACGCTTCGCGCAGAACTCATTGCGAAGTACGGGCGCTGGGTATGGTTTCTGCTGGCTGTGGAAGGTTTTCAGGCAAAAGAGACCCAGGCGGATTATCTGGCGCGGCTGTCAGCGCTTCAGGCAGGTATCGCAGAAAAGGCGGTTCAGCTGGTTCCGTGCCTGTGGGGCAACGAGCCGGGTGTGCTGGCCGGGCGGCTGTGTAACCGTGCTGTTACCGTCGCAGACAGCCCGGCGCGTGTAAAAACCGGGGCGCTGCTGAGTACCGGCAGTGACGAAATGCCAGTGGATGGCGAGGGTGAAGCCATCACGGTCGCCACCCTCCAGGCGCTGGAGGCGCAGCGTTTCAGTGTGCCGATGTGGTATCCCGATTATGACGGCCTTTACTGGTCAGACGGGCGGACGCTGGATGTTGAGGGCGGCGATTATCAGTCGATTGAGACGCTGCGCATTGCTGACAAGGTGGCGCGCCGTGTGCGTCTGCTGGCCATCAGCAAAATTGGCGATCGTTCGCTTAACAGCACCCCGGCGAGCATTGCCGCGCACCAGTCCATTTTCGCCGCGCCGCTGCGTGAAATGTCCCGATCCGTACAAATCAACGGTGTGACGTTTCCGGGAGAGGTGAAACCGCCGCAGGATGGCGACGTGAAAATCGTCTGGAAAACCAAAAAACACGTCGAGATTTACATTGTGGTGCGTCCGTATGAAGTACCGCTGCAAATCTCGATCAGTCTTGTGCTCGATCAGACCGTGGAGGCCAGCGCATGAGTAAGCGTATCAGTGGCATGTCATTTGATTTTCTGGTGAACGGTACGCAGGTGCATGCCGAGAAAATCACGCTCTCGATTACCGACAACACCGCCGCCACACAGACGCACGGTGTGCCGGATGGCTACGTTGACGGCGATGTGGCGGCAGAAGGTGAGCTGGAGCTGAGTATAAAGTATTTCGCCCTTATCAAAGGGCTGGCGCAGCAGGCCGGATCATGGCGTGGCATCCCGCCACAGGATTTTATGTTTTACGCCAAAGCCGGTGACGAAGAGGCCAAAGTGGAGGCCTTCGGCTGCAAGATGATCATGTCTGACATTCTGGATATCGATCCGAAGGGTGGGGCACTGGCAACGCGAAAAATCCCGTTCAAGGTGACTGACCCGCGTTTTATTAACATCGACGGCATCCCGTATCTGGAAGCGGAAGCCACGGCAAACCTTATCGGATAACGGAAAAAATGCAGGAACATGAAAAAAGTTTGTATTCGCTGCTGGCCATTGGCGCGCTGATCGCGATTGCCAAAGTGCTGGCCAGCAATGACCCCATCACGCCGCGTCTGTTTGTCAGTCGCGTCATCCTGGGGAGCCTGGTTTCCGTTGTGGCCGGTGCCATTCTGATTCAGATCCCCGATGCCAGCCCGCTGGCGATTCAGGGGCTGGGGGCAGGGCTCGGGATTGCCGGTTATCAGGCCGTTGAAATGTATCTCCGCCGCCGGGCGGGGAGCGAACAGGAAGAAAAACAATGACCCTGAGCGAAAAACAACAGCTGTTTACGGCGCTGATTGCTGACCTGATCCACTGGGCGCAGAGCAAGGGCTATCGCCTGACCTTTGGCGAGGCATACCGTACCCCGGAGCAGGCAGCGCTGAATGCGAAAAAGGGCAGCGGCATCAGTAACAGTCTGCATACCCAGCGTCTGGCGGTGGACTTTAACCTGTTTATCAATGGCGTGTACCAGACGCAGACCGAAGCATACCGTCCCCTGGGGGAATACTGGGAAAGCCTTGGCGGCTGCTGGGGCGGGCGCTTCAAATCCCGCCCGGACGGTAATCATTTCAGCCTTGAGCATAACGGGGTGCGCTGATGAGCAGGGCGGCAGTTGCGCTACTGGCGGGGCTGGCACTAGCATTTCTGGCGGGCTGGAAAGTGGCGACGTGGCACCGTGACAGCCTCGATCTGGCCGTGCAGAAAGCGGCGGCCGCTACCGGCAGCGTGTTCCGGGGCATTGCCAGCGACTCCGCCCGCAGTCTTGAAGACAAGCTGGCGGCGCTTCAGGCCGATCAGCCAGGTGAGATTCGCTATGAAATCGTTAAGCCGGTTTTTACTAACGTCTGTGTGTCTGATGAGTTTGTGCGGCTGTACAACGACGCCGCAGATCGCGCCGAACGTGTCCTATCAGGAAAACCTGAAAACAAAATGTCCGGAAAAACTGCCACGCCTTAACGGTGTAACCGGGGCATATATTGCCGGGGCATTACTGGATTACCAGAAATTATATACAACCTGTGCAGCGCGTCATAACACGCTGGTCGATGAAATTAATAAACGAGAGGGAATAGTAAATGGAAAAAATTGAATTAATGATTGGCGGTGTTGAGCTGGTATTTACACCTAATACCACGGCATACAATAAATTCATCAACGAAATGTCGATGGATAATAAGGTCGCCCCGGCGGTGAATTATCTGAACCGTATTGTCGCAGCGGAAAGTAAAGAAGCGCTGGCGGATATTGTGAAACGACCGGGCGCGGCGCTCCAGCTGGTTGGTAAAATTAATGAGATTTACGCGCCTGAGCTGGAAATCGAAGTAAAAAACTAACGCAGCGGGTTCAGGCGATTGAATCAAATGGACTCTCGCAATATTTAATTTTACGCCGCCATTATCTCCCCCACGGGGAGGACACTATTGATGATATTGCTGCCGCCATCTGGCTGGATAACCGCCACTGGGAATTTATGTCTGCGGCGGTGGGCAATGGCATCGGAAAAGCGTTTAAAGGCTCCTGATGAATGAACTGGATTTTGAATTAAGGCTCATCGACAGATTAACGCGCCCGCTAAGGCAGGCGCAGCGATCGGTAACGGCTTTTGCCGATAAGTCTAAGGACGCCTTTAACCGCATCGGCATGGGCGCACTGGCGATGTGGGGCGTGGCGCAGACCATTAAGGGGGCGCTGAGTCCTGCTATTGAAATGTATGACGCGCTTCAGGAGGCCTCGGCGCGGGGCGTGGACGACAACGCGCTGAAAACCGTCAGCCGTGATGCCACGCTTTTCAGCATGAAATACGGTGCCAGCGCGGTGGAGTTTGTGAATTCCACGGCAGAAATTAACGGCGCGATTGCCGGGCTGACCTCAACAGAGCTGCCGAAGGTGACGAAAGTTGCCAACACGCTGGCCTTTGCGATGAAAGCCACCTCCGCCGAAACCGCTGAATTTATGGGGCAGATGTTCGGTAATTTCCGCAGTGATGCCGAGCGCCTGGGCAAAGTGCAGTTCGCCGAGCAGCTGGCGGGCAAAATGGCCTTTATGCGCCAGCAGTTTGGCGTTGAGCTGGGCACGGTCAAAGACCTGATCGAAGGCGCGCGCGGCGTCGGGACGAACTTCAATATCGGCCTCGATGAGCAGCTGGCCGTGCTGGGGCAACTGAGCCGGACGCTGGGCACCGAGGCCAGCGGGGCGTATGAGAGCTTTATCACCGGGGCAGTGGACGGGGCGAAAAAGCTGGGGTTGTCGTTTGAGGATGCCAACGGCAATCTCCTGTCCATGCCCGCCATGCTGGAAAAATTACAGGGCAAATACGGCAAAAGCCTCGAAGGGAACCTCAAAGCACAGAAAGAGCTGGATGATGCCTTTGGTGACAGTTCGGCCGTGGTGAAACAGCTTTACGGCAACGTGGCGCTGATGCAGCGCAACATTACCGAGCTGGGCGGATCGGACGGGCTGAAGCGTACCCAGGAGATGGCCGCGAAAATGGTGAAGCCTTGGGATCGCTTTATGGCCATCCTTACCGCGATCCAGACCGTTATCGGCCTGACGCTGATCCCGGTTCTCTATCCATTGCTGAACCGTCTGGCGGATATGGGCGCGACGTTCGCAAAATGGATGGAGATGTTTCCCAATATCGCGCGTGTTGTGGGGTATGCCGCGCTGGCCATTATGAGCCTGGCCGGTGCCGGTGCGCTCGCCAATATCGTTATGGGCGTGTCATTTTTTATCATGAGCGGCCTGCGGGGCATTATGTCCGCCGTCATGGCGGTCACGAAAGTACATATCGCCGTCATGTGGCTTGTCCGGGGCGCAACGGCGGCTTACGCCGCCACACTCTCTGCGCTGCGTGGGGTGCTGCTGGCGGTTCGTATTGCGTCGGTGCTGACCGGTGCGGCCATCAACTTTATGAGCTGGCCGATTCTGCTGATCATCGGTGCGATTGCCCTGCTGGCCATCGGTTGTTACATGCTGATTAAGCACTGGGACGACGTGAAAGCGGCAGTGATGAACACCACGGCGTTTAAGCTGGTTGAGAAATATATTTCGTGGCTGGCCGAAGTCTTTACGGGCGCATGGGAATACATCAGCGAGGGATGGAATAAATTTACGGCCTTACTGTCCGGTTTTTCCCCGTTAGCGTCGCTGGGGAATATGGCCTCCGGCATTATGGGGTTGTTCGATAATATCTGGAGCACGATTAAAGGCGGGTTTCTTAAATCGTGGAACTGGATAGTTGAAAAACTAAATGAAATTCCCGGTGTTGATATTTCGCTTGCGGCGGAAACGGCAATTAATGCTGTGCCGGTGAGTGCGCAGGAAATACCTGCGCCAACAGTGACACAAAATACATTATCCACCGGCGGGCGCTTAACCGATATTGATAAAGGCGGGCTCAGCAAAACAATCTCTGCTAATACCAGTACCGTGACAGACCGCAGCCAGAAAATCGGCACCCTGAATATTAATACCCAGCAACCGCTGACGCCGGGACAGCTTGCGGAATGGCAGGAGCTACATGCATGAGTGACCTTTTATATATTGATTTACTGATTAATGGCCGGGACTTTGTTTTAAATCCGGGGAATGAGCCGACACTCTGCAATAACAGTAAAAGCATCGGGCAGGACATTGTTCACGCCATTTTAGAAAGCGGTCTGGCGACTGAGCTTATCGCCGAGCGCAGCCCGACCCTGCGCGGCGACATTCTTACGCGTCTGGAGCTGCTGATCGAAAGTGATGAGCGTATAGAGCCGGGAACGGTGGTCATCACAGAGGAAAACCTTAAGCGCCTCTGGATCACGGCGGGCACGTGGGAGTTCGGGGCAATTTCTACCAGGGTGGAGCTATGACAAATAAGCCGCAGGTTGATTTTGAAGAGGTGGTGAAGCAGTCCGGCATGCCGGTGACGGCTGAGGCGCTACGTACCCGCTTTAACCATATCGTCGCCGACGAGGGCATTATCACCAATACCTCGCGCATGTCCCCGTTCTGGCGGTTAATCACCGCCATTGTGACCACGCCGGTGCTGTGGCTTAAGGATGTGCTGGTAAATACGGTGCTGGCCAGCATGTTTGTGGCCACTGCATCAGGGGAAATGCTGCGGCTGCTCGCCTGGGCGGTGAATGTCACGCCAAAACCCGCCAGCGCTGCGCAGGGGATGATCCGCTTTTATAAAACGGATGCCATGGCGGTGGTCACGGTGAGGGCGGGAACGCTTATCCAGACCGAGCGCATTAACGGCGTGATTTACGTGCTGGCCACGCTGGAAGATTTCACCATCACGGCCGACAAGCCCGCTGCGCTTATCCCGGTGAAAGCCAGTGCGCCGGGCGGTGCCTATAACCTCGCGCCGGGGTATTACCGCATTCTGCCGGTGGCCGTGGACGGTATCAGCCACGCGGTCAACGAAGAGGACTGGCTGACGACGCCGGGCGCGGATGAAGAGAGCGATGATGAGCTGCGCGAGCGCTGCCGAAACCAGTTCAATCTGGTCGGCAATTATCACACTGACGCCGTATACCGGTCGATGATTGCAGGCGTGGCCGGGCTGAGCATAGACCGCGTCTTTTTTAAGCATGACGCACCACGGGGGCCAGGCACGGCGAATGCCTATCTTCTGCTTGATACCGGCGTGGCATCCGATCCGTTTGTGGCAACCGTCAACGACTACATCACCACGCAGGGGCATCACGGCCATGGCGATGACATGCAGTGCTTTCCCATGCCGGAAACGCGGCATGCGCTGACCGTCACGGTGTATGTGCGAAACCTTGCCAGCGTCAGTGAGGATGCGCGCAGCAGTCTGAAAACCGGCGTGGAAAACATGATCCGCTGCGCCTTTCGTGAAAACGCCGATTTCAGCGTCGAAAAAACATGGCCTTATGCGCGTTTCAGTTTCTCCAGACTGGGGCAGGAAATTCACCAGGCCTTTCCGCTGGCCGATTCGGTGGCCTTTTCACTCCCGGATATTGTCAGTGAGCTGAGCGTGCCGCGCCTGCAATCCTTAACCGTGAGTATCACTAATGCCTGAGTTTATGAAAAAGCTGGCGGCGCTCGCGCTGCCGTTCTGGATGGATAACGGTGAGCCGCAGAAGCTGCTGCGCGCCGCGCGCACATTCTGGCAGGCCGTTTATGGCTGGCTGACGTGGCCGGTGAGTCAGTTCGATCCGCTCACCTGCGCTGAGCCGCTGCTTACCCTGATTGCCTATGACCGGGACATTTCCCGCTTCGACGGGGAGCCGCTGACGCTGTTCCGTAAGCGGGTGGCGTATGCCTTTATCAATGCGGCGGATGCCGGTTCCGTTGAGGGGTTTATAAGAATCTTTCAGCGACTGGGGATCGGGCTTGTTGAAGTGCTTGAACGGCAGCCAGGGATTGACTGGGACATTATCACGTTACGTCTCACCGATGGCCAGATAGCCAGTAACACGCAGCTGCTTGTGCAGATAATCCAGCAGTACGGCAGAACCTGCCGCCGTTATCAGTTTGAAGTCATCACCTCCGAAAAGCTGGCCATCCGTGCTGGCTGGGATCAGGGGGAATACATTTGTTATCCGGCCAGCCTGGCCGGTTCGGTCAGCGGCGCGACGTTCAGCGCCAGCCTGTAAGGAGCAGTAAAAAATGTCACAGACAGCTATCACTACGGCATTCGAGCAATGGAAAGCCAGGCAGACCATCAGCAGTGAGCCTGTTGTGCTGGATGAATTCGTTTTCGCGAACGTACCCGGCCTTGATCCCTCGTTGCCTGTAAACCGTGCGGAGACGCTGCCGCCCGCATCGCAGATTGTTCACCGCCAGGCCGTGTCGCGCACCGGTGTGGTCAGTGCTAATGCCGTGGCCTTTTCAGTGGTGCTGGGCGCTGATGTGGGTAATTTCACCTTCAACTGGATCGGGCTTGTTAATAAAGCCAGTGGCATCCTTGCCATGGTGGTGCATGCCCCGGCGCAGCAGAAGCTGAAAACGGCCGCAGGTCAGCAGGGTAATGTGCTGACCCGCTCGTTTCTGATGGAGTTCACCGGTGCGCAGGCTGAAACCGGTATTAACACGCCTGCTGAAACATGGCAGATCGACTTTACCGCCCGCATGGTCGGGATGGATGAGCGCCAGCGCCTGGAAAACATTGATATCTATGGCATGGCGGCATTCTTTGGTGACGGCTGGCTGGTCGGGCGAACCGGCACACAATACTTTGTTACCCAGGGCGCGGGATACGTGGCCGGGCTGCGCGCGCAACTGGAGGCTAATCAGAATATTGCTCTTACTGCCAAGCCCGTTAACGTCTGGCTGGATGTGTGCTGGACGGGAACCCTGACCAGTGCCTGGACGGTGCAAAGCAAAATTACGGTGGCCGCAAACCTCGCTGATTACATGCAGAACGGGGTGCAGCATTATGTCTTTGCGCTCGCGAGTATCGACGCGGGCGGCACGATCACCGACTTACGCCCTAAGGGCTCGCTGATTGCACAGAACGCCGACAGCGCCTTAAGGCTGCATGAGCAATCCCGCAATCATCCCGATGCGACGCTGACGGAGAAAGGTTTTGTCATGCTTTCCAGCGCCACAAACAGCACCAGTCAGGCTATGGCGGCAACGCCCGCCGCGGTGAAAGTGGCGTTTGATAACGCCGAAGCCAGCCTGAAAAAAAACCAGAACGGGGCAGATATTACCGATAAACGGCAATTTGCCCGCACTATAGCGGCCGCTTATGCGTCTTCCGGTGCTGTGGATATTGGTGGAGACAGTAACAGCTGGACGACAGGCGAATTTATTGCATGGCTTGAGGCGCAGGGCGCTTTTAGCCACCCGTACTGGATGTGCCGGGGATCGTGGAACTACGCTACCAACAAAATCATCACCGATACTGGCTGCGGCAATATCCAGTTAGCGGGCGCGGTTGTTGAGGTCATGGGGAATCGCTATGCGATGACTATTCGTGTCACAACGCCGACAACGGCTACCGGGGCAAATGCAGTTACGAAAGCTGAGTTCATCTACATCAATAATCAGGATTCCTTTGCCCCGAATTTTAATTATCAGCCTGGCTGGCGACGTAGCTTCAATACAGCGAATCCGCCTGCACCGTCAGATGTAGGGGCTGTTGCGAAAGGCGGCGATACCATGACCGGCGGGCTGCGCATCATTGCTGATGGTGAGCCGCTGGCTGTACGAGGGGTTACGCCTGGCGAGTCCAGTTATATTATTTCGCGTGATTATGCCGGTGCAAGTCAGTGGTACGTCGGTAAGGGGTCATCGTATTCAGATAACGTCAGTTTTCTGAATTACAAAGGCGGCAATAACGGTCTTATGCTCAAGGCTACTGGCGGGATTGAGATGACCACGCGGAACAGTGAGCCGGTCAGCGTCAATGCGGAAATCGTTTCGACTTATCCCAATGCCCTGCGCATGGCGTACGGGGAGTACGGTGCATTCTGGCGTCAGGATAATGTGAATACCTATTTGCTGCTGACTAACAAGGGCGATCCGTACGGTAATTACAACTCGCTGCGGCCTTTAACGATCAACAACGCCACCGGCAACATCTACATAGATCGCCTTTCGTTGAATGACTACAGCAACTTTGACGCCCGATACTCATTTAAAAATACAGCGAGCCTCAGTGCAAATGGCTGGTTTAAGGATGCATCAACAGGACTGATCACCCAGTGGGGCAGGGTTAACAGTGGCGCGATAGGTTATCTCGGGGTGGCATTCCCGATCGCGTTTCCGAATGCCTGTGTGGGGATTTCCTGCACCGCAGACCGTACCGGCATGAGTGCAGGGGATGGCAACTGGTCATCAGTACGTAATGTAAGCAGAACGGGCTTTGAGGCGGGCTCTGATCTGAACGGCTCATACTGGATAGCGAAGGGGTTTTAACGATGTATTACTACAGTGCGAAACATAACACCTTTATTCCTCAAGCCCTGAAACAGGATTATATCGATGCGGGGACATTCTTTGAGGATGCCAGGGAAGTTGCCGATCACGTCTGGGAAGAGTTTGCCGGGAGCGCACCGCCGGAAGGAAAAATGCGCATTGCCGGGAAAAAAGGCCTCCCGGTCTGGGCAGAAATTCCGGCACCGGGAAAAGATGACCTGATCCAGCTGGCGACAGAGAAAAAACAAAAACTCATCAGCAGCGTTAATGCTGCCATCGCCCCGCTACTTGATGCGGTGGAGCTGGGTATCGCGACCGAGGACGAAAGCGGATCACTCCAGACGCTCAAAACCTATCGTGTGTTACTGAACCGCGTGGACGTGACCGCACCGGTCTGGCCGGAGGTGCCTGCGGATGTGGCGTAAAGCAACGCTGGCTTTTCCCGGCCAGTTTCCGGCGCTGAGCTGTTCCATTGTGGCCGCACACCCGTGGGTGTACGGGCTGGGGCAGCAGACGGATAACGGGGCGTATCTGAGCCCGGCCAATGCCGTTTCGTGGCTGGCGGAAAAATTATCCGGCGTGACCGGCGAAACGGAGGTGGTGATCATTATGGCCACCGGCGCGACGCATGATGAATTTATGGCAGGCCTCGATCCACTGACGGCGGTTTTTCCCGCCCCGGCGTTCACACAGGTCAGTCGCCTTGCGCGTTCGGCGGCGGAGCTGGCCACCGTGAAAATGCAGAAGCCCGCCAGGGCGATGAACGGTCTGCCCGCTGCCCTGCCGCTGTCTGTTTCCACGGCCAGAACCGTCAGCAGCGCGGGCGCGATTGCGCAGGCGGGCGCGGCGGGCGGTCTGAATATGACAGCGCTCAAGGCTGCGCTCACCGGCTTTAGTGCCCGGCGCGCCGGTATGCTGGCCGATATTGCGACCGTTGCGGGCGGAGTGGCCGGGAAAAGCGCACGGGCGTGGGTATTTACTGCCCGTGGCAACGCGGCGGAGATCGTGCGCCAGCTGGCTGACGGGATTCCGGCGCTTTCATCCGTATACACCGCCGCGCTGATGCTCGCCGGTGCTGATTTAAGCAGTATCAGGAAGATGATCCATGACGACGACAACCACACTGGCGCTTAACGGCGAAGCCATTCCCCTGAAAGGCATCCGTGTGACGGTGAGCCAGCAATTCCCCGACAAAGACCAGTCCGGGCAGACCAGTGCGACCAGTAAATCGGAGCAGGGCGCGAAGGGTAAAGAGCTGCGTATTAATGGCGAAATAGCCTTTAAAGATGTGGCCGTGCTTACCCGGCTTTTCCAGCTGGCCAACGCCACCGATTCCGGCGGAAAACGCATGGTGTATCGTGTGGCCAACAGCGTTGCACGGGCGGTTAATCTGCGTGAAGCCTCATTCAGCGGCACCATCGATGCCCCGCAGCAGGACGGGCGTATGTCCTGGGCGATCACGTTTACCCTGAGCGAGCATATCAGCGTGGCGGAGAAAAAAGAGGCCGCAGTAAACAGCCGCAAAACCAGTAAGGCGCAGAAGCCTGGCGCAGCTGGCGGGGCGGCAGAGGCCGGAGAGGATGCAGAACAAATGACGTGGTTTGAGCGCAAGGTGCTGAAACCGGTGAATGATGCGCTGGGGTGAGTATGAAACCTGTAAAACGTCTTTATCTGTCCGGTGACGAAGTGCATGCCGCTGATGTGAATATCGTGCTGGAGCTGAGCAACTGCGGGCGGGGGTTTATCACCGCCGCAACGGAGCAGGATTACACCGGCAAAATGGTACGCCTCGATATTGGCTACGGTGAGTCGCTGTTTCGCTGGTTTACCGGCTATGTGGAGCGCTCCCAGCCTGCGGAAAAGGGCTTTTCACGCCTGTTTGTGCGCGAGCTGTCCGGGGTGTTTGAAAAGCTGTGGCCGTGCTCTTTCCAGCACCCCACGCTGCGCGATATCACCGCCTGGCTGACGGAAAACAGCGGCCTGACGGTGGCCGTGCCGGATGCCGGTTACAGTGACAAGCCCGTGCCCCATTTCACGCATTCCGGCACCGGGTTCCAGTTGCTTAACAATCTGGGCAAGGCCTTTGGCGTGGCGGATTATCTCTGGTATCAGCTGCCGGATGGCTCCCTTTACACCGGCGGGGCAGAAAAGTCCCTCTTTGCTGCACGCCCGGTGGATATCCCGCATGAATTCAGCCAGGCCGCGGCGGGTGGAAACAGCATGACGCTGCCGATGATCCAGACAATGCGCCCCGGTGTTGAGATGAACGGCGAGAGGGTGACGAAAGTCAGTCTCACCGGCGACACGATGGTTATCACCTGGACGCCGCGCGACAAAGCCACCGGCGCGCCCCTGCAAAAAACACCGGCACAGCGGCAGATAGAAAGCCATTTCCCGGAGCTGGCCAGCGGTATGCACCTGCCTAAGTTTGCGCGGGTGATGGCCGCGAGTGAACCGGCCAACAGCGGGAATTTTGCCGATCCGTTCCGGCCACGTTATGCCGTCGATGTGCAGCTGCTTGACGCTGACGGCAAGCCCGACAGCGGTACGCCGGTTTATTCTGCCGTGCCGCTGCCCGTGCCAATGGCCGGGAATGATTCGGGCATGTTCCAGTTTCCGCCCGAAGGGACGCTGGTTGAGGTGGCCTTCACCGGCGGCAGGCCGGATAAGCCCTTTGTGCGCCAGACCGTGCCGGAGGGCACAAGCCTGCCGGATGTGAAGCCCGGCGAACAGCTGCAACAGCAGCGCGCCGAGGTATCGCAGCGGGTGACGCAGGGCGGTGACTGGGAGCGACAGACGGATCAGTCAATCCGCGAAACATCCATGTCACGACACGTTCAGGCCGATACTGAAACCCGCGAAATGGTGACGCGTGAAACCACCATTAAAGCCACGGACAAAACCACTGTGCTGGGAACAGCCACCCTGATGGCCGGGCATATCCAGCATGTGACCAGTGGCGATTATGCGATGGCCACCGGCGGGAAATTCGTCGCGAGTGTGACGGGCGATGCCGAAACGGAGATCGCCGGGAAACAGTCAACGAAAGTGACCGGCGGGATCAGCATTGAAACCAGTGGCGCACTGACTGAAAAGATTGCCACGCTGCGCAAATCCGTGGCCGCCGGCGGTCAGCAGCTGATGGGGGCAACCGTGCATATCGGCAGCGAAAGCATTAATGCGCTGGCCATGATGCTGGACACCATCGATTTGCTGGCAGAGCTGGCGCAGCAGTGTGCCAGCCACACCCACCCCGGAACCGGAACACCGGTCAGCGCCAGCGCCTTTACGCAGGTGGCCGCAAGGGCGGGGCAGACTCGCAGTAAATATGACAAGATTATTGCCTAAGAAAAAAACGTATGTTGCTCTTAATCATTATACCAAGCGGGATGATAAGCTATTTTGATTTAGTCTTTTATTAGCTCATGTACTGATAAAATCATAAGGAGTGAAAATGAAGCTTTCTGATTCTGAAAAACTATCACTATTGATGCTTAGTGAAATTCATATGGCTTTAAAACTGAATAATGACGGTGTTGACTCGAAATTTATCACCAAAGCTATAGAGAGCGGTAATGAATGGGCCATTTCTCAGCGCTATGGGGACTATCTGGGTTTTCATGATAACGAGCGCTCATCTAAGATCGCTTATATGTACAATGTGCTTGAAATGTGGAGCTTTATAGAGGAAGGCGTTGAAGCGTTATCCGCACAGGAAAAAAAAGAGCTTGAAGAAAAAGCCGCTCCTTTTGGCAAAAACCCAAGGTTTTCTGGCTTCGATGGCAATAACGAAAGTAAGTATCATAACATTGCTCACTTTATAGCAAACGAAATGGATGCCTTCGGCGGACGCTTTGCAAAACGTGATTTGAACTCTCACATTCCTCGTGTAGAGCTATATCAAAAGATGCTTAAAAAGTTTGATTCATGGCTAGACAATTATCCTAATCGTCCTTTGAATGTGGATGAGATAGCAGAGTTGCTTAACATCAGAGCAATCAGCTGACTGAACTGCCCGCAAAAGCGGGCTTTTTTATACCCTCTCGCCAGAAGCCACACAACGCTCTGTGAGCGCATGGCTTATCCCCTCGCCTCACCTACCTCCTGTCAACGACCATGCCAGCACCATTACGCTGGCGAAGCCACACGCCGACAAATAATTGTGTCGCAGACAAAAACGGCACTACACCGCACCCGCCTGCGGTTTTTGGATCGATAAAATTTTTCAGTTTTATTTTTCTACAAACCATATCGCCAGCCCGCGCCGCTGCTGGCGTTCTGCCGAAGAACCAGAACTGAAAAGATTGAAAAGAATTTCAGTGTTTTTCAGTTTGCAGGATCGAAAGAGGATCGCGAGGAAACGTTAACCATCTGATTTTGATTAACTATTTATGTTTTTTGTCATCGGAAAGGATCTCTGTATGCGGGCAAAGAAAATTCTCCACTAAGCCGCAACGTCAGTAACGGCGGGCGGTGCAGGCGCACTGGTGATTTTGCGTGGACTGAAAATTTTTAACTTTGATACACTGTATTTACATACAGTATTCTGGTTTTGCGGGGGACGACAAAATGAGGCGAGTTTCGATATGTGGCGCGGTTTTCGTATTCCTTAATGAAGGCGAGGAACTTACCACAGACGCTTTTTATACGTCTTTCTATCTGCCGGATCAGCGCTATGTTATCCGGCCTCGTCCTGAAGGCTGGGACGTGCGCTATCTGGATATCACTGGCGGTACGCGTGAGTGGTTGCCCGTTGCTGGTAAAACCTTCCCTGATGAGTCTGCGGCGTGGATAAATGCTTTTGAGCACTGGGAAATAATGTCACGTTCTGCACTTGTTAATATCTGGAGAAATTAATAACGATAATGCGATGTATGCAGGTGAGAATTATCTGAAAGTCAAAGTGGTCAGGCTGGTCATGGAATTGTATTTTGATTAACCTTTGTCCATCACACTTCATAAGATGGATTTTATGGACGCAAAATTAATAGCTCAGGGGATCGTTGATGGCCTTGCTTCTATTCCAGAAGGCGTTTACTTATCAGCGGTGAGAACGTGGGAATCACTGGGTCTTATTGACCGCCAGACCAAATCGCGTAATGAATATGAAACAGAGCGATTCTTCCGAGCTTTCAAAGCACTGGCTTCCAGTGAAGCACCAATCAGACAGCTTATAACCGTTGTTATCACTGATTTTTATTCCAAGCTGGATGAGAATGGTAAGAAAGCGATAAATGATAAAATGGGCTATTCAGATGCAAAAATGGGTAGTCGTACCGGCGCGCAATTTTACCTGACTAAAATAATTGCAGATAAAATTATTGCTCGGGTAGCAACAACTAAGCTCGGTGGGTATCTCTTGCGTGGTTCCTCTACCCTGGCTTTCAACGCGATTATGATTCAGGGCATTATTGAAGAAGCAGCCAGAGCATCCCGCAGGCTGGGCGCTAAGTACCCCTCAACCTATATGAAAGTTTCTCCCATGAATCTGGATATGGTTTACTTTCTCGTTGAAAAGCCGTTAGAACCCTACCTTATGTATAATCACAGTCACCCAATACAGTGCAAAGGGATACAGGATGAAATCTGCAAAATCCTCGAAAAATAATGTTTCGAAGAAAATATGGATACATGCAGTTGATATGTTTGATGCCTTCGGCAGAGGTATCCTGTCGATCGCGGCTTTCACATGTCTTTTTATTTTTGATGGGTGGTTATATAAGCTAGGCGGCTTTTTGGGTTGTTTCGCATTGATTTGCCTGATTATCTATCTCTCAGATAAGCTCAAGGGAAGTGATGCATAATGCTTTTATGTAATCGACCATAGAATCTAGATGTGGTTGTTTGCCAAAAGGAACTGGAGCCCTGCCTCATTTCTCCATTGCAAGAAACTAAAAACGAAATCTGCCAAGTTCTCCCTCGCTAAGCTTTGCAAAATTATTGGGTTTCAGTCTGCCGGTCTGGTCGAGGGGATATCGACCGGCGTTTGTTCCTATGCTGCTTTCGATAGCCTGTTTGTTTTGGATGGCTGGTTAAAGCTGGCGGGATTCGTAGGGTTCTTTATCCTGGCCTATCTGATCGCATGGCTAATGGACGTTCTGAAAGGCGAAGCGTAA